CCTGTTGGAGGAAGTACTTCTTTTGAGGTGTTGTGGGAGGTCAAAGCTTTGTGTGCCCTTGGCCGTCGATTTGACTTCCACTATCGCGCATTGTTTTTTTGTTTGGTATATCCAGCTATCTTGAAATTCTATAAGGTCTAAGATAGTGTCATGTCCCGTCATATTCATCGGAATCCTTTCTGATGATATACTGTCAAACCCTGATCCATGAGCTGTAGCCTTAGACGCAAACCAAATTCTTTTATGATCTATGTCTGCTTGAAGCTGCTCGTTAGCTTTCCTTAACCAGTTTGAAGAAAAATTTTGTTTAAAGCAGATTTTCCTTTCCTTCTGATTATAGTTTCTACGAAATTTTTTGATTTCTAAATCGTATTGCAATCCATCTTTGTCTGAGTCGAAATCTAAAAACTGTATATTAGTTTCCTTTCTAAAAAAGTCGGACTCATTACAGCTGTCAATAAACTGATATCCAGCATTGTCGATTACAATCATTACGATATTAAAAGACGTTATCAAGTAATACATATATTTTATATGATCTTTTAAGTCTCCTCCTGCTACCGCATAGCTATGAACAAGGGTTCCTTGACTTGTCTCGTCATCAATCTCGAGAATAGACATCGCAAAATAATCAGAGGCAGGACTGTTACTAAAGCTGGGGTCGATCCCTAAAATATATCTAGATCCAGACTGACCTTTTATTTTTGCAGTAGGCTCTTCGCCATCGTTAATAGTGCATTCATGCATTTTTCTTGCGCTAAAATAACTATCACTTCCATCTGTAAATTGCGCACAATACTCTCTTTGGAAAGACGAATGAGATTCCCCTCCAGACTTAGCTTCTTCAATAATGGTAGTGTCTATCATTTCTTTGGGAAGAGCTTCGTAACTCATTTGGGAGATAAAATACTTAGTTCTATCTTCGTCATTCGATTTAATTTTTTGGACCCAATCCTTGTATGTCCTAAAAAGGTTTTCGAATGTATACGAAGCTGAAGACAGCGCTATCATTTTAGAATTGTTTTTAAATACGATCCTTTCGTCTTCTGTCATTAATCCCTTTTTTATTAGTTGATCCTCTTGCTGTCTTATATCTAACCTTTCCTTCATGTTTTGAGGAGCAACGAGGAAGGGCATTAAAACTGTTTTAATAGTATCCTCAGGCAAAAGAAGAAACTCGTCTAAAACTAAAACATTAGCCCGAAAACCACGAATCTTTTCCCCACTCAATGGAATGGCGGTTATTGTCCCCTCATTAATTTTCCATTCGTATGCGTCGTTTCTTTTTGACTTATGCCCGAAAGCTTGAGCTAGTAGTTCCGCGCCTTTTGACTCTACGAACTTTTCTATATTATTGAAAATAAATCGAGCTGTTCGAAACGTTGGGCCAGCGATAAGGATCTTAGTTTCGGGAACAAAGATGCACTGGAGAAAACAGTATACAGCCGCTATAAAGGTTTTTCCACACCCACGGCCCCATACGCACATGCTGAAATTTTTATTGAACATTCCCTTTAGGGTTACCTCTTGGTACGGGGCAAGCTTTACTCCGGCTATGAGTTCGACAGTTAGGCTAAGGTTATTTCTGAGGAATCTGGCTAGCGTTATTTTAGCTTCTCTGTCTTCTAGTTCCCCCTTTAGAAGCTTCAATTCGCTAAGTAGATCCTTAGCGTCTGGGTTTTTATAATTTTTTGGAGCATACCACATTTATAAAATTTTCAAATCGTAAGCCAATTGAAGATCGTAATCTCTCGCAGAGCAATTAGAGTCGAATAGTATTTTTTTCATAACTCTTGAAGACTCTTCCCTTCCGTCAACAAATAAAAACTGCAAGTCTACAAATTCCTGCATTAAGTCTCTTACGTTTCTAAAAACGTATTCTGGGGTTACCTTGACTTTCTTAGATACGTAAGGAAGCCTATTGAACGCCATGCACTCATTGATTTTTCTTTCTGTTAGCACTATTAAATAAGCCCCGGCGTCTTGAGCTCTCTTTATTTCGTTTCTAAATCTTTCGAAGCCTCCACTTAATGTCCCCACAAAATCTCTTATCGATTTTCTTTCTATATAACACTTACAACAATCCTCTGGATTCTCTAGCGTATAGTCCCCAAACTTCAATCCAGCTAATTTGATTGGATGATCTAACTTTAGGGGAGATTGTTCTCTTGTGTCTACGCATATTTTAGTTTTCTTATCTATATTAATGTTAAATATATTCTCTTCTGGTATTTTGTTAAATCTATTTTTAAGACCTAGATTAGAACATGACTTATAGTAATCGTTTAAAATGATTTGATAGAACTGGATTGGCGGACTCATAATTGTCCTAAGCTCAACCTGAGTAGGCGTGTGGACTAACTTCTTCTTTTCTACCCTCCCTTTCAGAACCTTCTCGCAGTATTTTTTAGCTTCTTCTACTGGCTTGGACTTGAGCCATTTCTGCATATTGATTCTGGTGTTAAAGTCTGTATTGAAGTAATATTCTTTGGATTTGAATTTTATAATATCACCAGTATACAGATCTTTCTTTGGGAAATACTCCTGATAATAACTAGCCATCCTTAAGTTGTGAGCTTTTAGATGACCGTGGAGCTGTCTGTCCGTTTCGAACTCTTTACTACAAACTGCGCATTTAACCATTTATTGCCTCTTCTGGTGTTAGACCCAAAATCTGAGCTTTAATTTCATCCATACTGGAAAGTTTTTCAACCTCCTCTTCCACAGCTTTTTTCTTCAGCTCGGCTAGTTTTATTAACTGATTCCTGCTTTCTTCCTGTCTCCACATTGCTACTAGATTTAGTATACTAGCATTTTCCTTGATTTGCTTACTGAGCCTTTGGCTTCTTTTTTCCTTTAGGCTTTCTAGTAGTTTTTGTTGTCTTCCAACACATTGATTGTATTCTGTTTGAGCGGTGTTGATAGCTTCAACAAGACCCATTGATATTCTTCTTCCTTCATTGTCGTCAGCGGCTTCATCCATTAACTGTGATAATCTTTCTACTCTTCTTTGTATATTTGCAGAAATTACAACTTCTTGAGATAGGACTATGTACTGGTCAACCTCTTCTTGGGTTAAGTCGCTCTTATCGTTTGTGTATCTTATAAAGCTACTTTCAAATAATTCTTTATCTGTTGTCGATCTATATGTGTTGATCTGATGGCAAAACCTATAAGTCGAAAGGTACCCCATCAGTTTCAGAATATTCTTTTTTATAGTTGAATTAAGGTCTTCTTTGTCTATCTGTTCGTTGACATATTTATTTACTCTAGTTATAGTTCTGTCTATTGACTTTGGCGGTTTATAGATTTCTTCATTTTCTTCAGTTGAAGGCTCACGACCTACGGAAGGGTTTATCCCTTGAGAGGTTAGGAAGTCTCTTACGGCTCTCGTTTCAGCGCCAAGTACGGTTATGGAATCGTCCTTCTTTAAATACCGAGCCATCTCTAACGGTTTCATGGCCTCAATATTGTTAATCATAAATTCTTTTTCTTCTTCCGTCCAAGTGATTTGGTCGGTTTGTTTTAGATATTGGTGAGCTCCCCTAGCTTTGATTTTTCTGGATGCTAAAAACTTTTTAACAGCTCGACCTTCCTTACTTCTGCCGTCTTTATTTTTGAACCCTGCTGCGTCTTGTATCAGTTCTAACAAAGATGGGGCGTTGTCTTTTTCGCAACTATTCCAAGCGTTAAGTATGGCTTCTTCCTGTTCTTTTGTTAATTTGGCCTCTTCGTTCATAGTATGTCGGCTTTATCTTCCTCTAGGATTTTTTTGACTTTAGATATTATAGATTTTTTAATGTTCTTAATTTGTTTGTATCCCGGCGCTCTATTCTTTTCTGATGTTTTATACCCCATTCTCTTAGCTACTTCTTCTTCGGATAAATCATCTATAAAAAGTAGTTTGTAGACTTTTAGTTCTATTGGCTTTAGAAATTTGGGTAATACTCTGTTTAACTTTCTAATTGCAATTTCAAAATCAAAACTATCTTTTGTCATGTTGGCTTGGAGGTGTTCGTGCTCCTCTAAAGCTACCGGTATCTTTATATCATGGGCCGATTTTTTATTTTTTTCCCAATTGGAATAGAGGGGGCAGGATGAATCTTGTTTATTGTATATAACACATAAGCCATTACCCTCAGAAGCGGCGCATTTTAAACATGGCTTTGCGTAGTTGCCGTAGTTGTTTCTAATAAGGTTCTTAATTTGGTTGGTTATAATCCTGTTTAACCAAGGCGCAAGAGGTTTCTCAGGATTATACATGTCCCATTTTTTATAAATATGAAGTCTGAGAATTTGAGAAATATCATCAAAGTCCATCCAAGTAATTGAAGTTAACTTCCACTTGGATTTTCTTTTTTTTATCTCTTCGTTAATTTCATTTATACAGTCTTCGAAGCTGTTTTTCTTGTTATGCATCCTCCGGGTCGTCTGGTTTGGGGATAATATCCCCCATACGGACCCCTTGCTGTTTCAAAGACCCCTCTACCTCAAACTCTAACTTATGTATGTTATCTGGAACATATAAGTGAGAATCGTCTTCGAAATCATCTTCAACTTCTGAGTCGTCCCTAGGTCGGATTTTAGACTTACTAATATGAGTAGTCTTTCCTTTTCCTAAGGGTTGTCCGCATGAAGAGCAAAAACACGGCTTACTAGCATAACTATACTTTATGCTTGTTCCGCAAGATTGACAATAAATCTTCATACTTTTAATTATATACACTAATAACATAGAAATACTAAATTTTCTTATGACTCAAATCAAGTTTTTTGAATGATAAAGCCTAAGAAGTGTATACATTATAAAGCCATGGCGGATAAAGTTAAATTCAAAACAGCCAAAAAAGGCGGGGAGACTGAGTACGAACTAATCTGGAGGAAGCCACATAAAAAGTGGAATGCAGACGGATTATGTTGGCCCCCAGCAATGAAAGATCCCAAAATAATGATTGACCCCTCTTTACCGCCCAGAAGAGAGATATCTGTACTAGCAGAAGAACTAGTCCACGCTTTCTTTTGGGACAAAACCGAAGAGGAAGCTAGAAAGTTCTCATCAGTTCTATCTCAATGCTTATACAAGAGAGGCTGGAGAAAACAGGAGTCTATTGCTTAACGGGGTGTAATTATATATGTATGGGTGATCTACACACACTCGCTCAAAATGGTAACACATATAAATAATTAAAAAAATGGACAGAACTCTTCAACAGGCTGTACAAATGGAGGACATTTATGGAGTAAAAGCCATACTAGCAGATGGCTCCGTAAGAATTAATGGAAGAGATGAAAAGGGTTGGATGGCTCTTCA